TCTCAGGCCAGACTTCGACGTCCTTCGCAGCGAACAGGTAGCCGATGTCGAAGGCGTTGGTGCGCTCGGCTTGCGGTGTGACGGCCGGCGCGTACCACGCCACGACGGCCGAAATCAGTTTCCCAGGCGGCCTTGAACGATCGCGGCTTCATAGGTTTCGGCAATGGCCGCGACCGCGCCGGGCAGTTCGTCAGCGAGTTGCTGCAGCGTGGCCGTGGTGAACCCTGCGTCGAGATCCCAACCATCCAGCACCAGCGCGAGGAACTCGCCGCCCTTGTCGCGGCGCTTCTCCATGATCTGCGCCCAGGTGGCCGCCGCGGGATCGGCGAGGCCGGAGTCCTTGGACAGTTCGTCCTTCATCGCGCCGTAGGCCGACACGGTGCGGTACTTGAACAGGCACTCGATGGTGCCGTCCGTGCCGTCGAGCATCTTGAATGTGACGGACTTCTTGAAATTCTTCGGGGCTTTGCCCAAGCTGATGGTTGCCATCTTGTTCTTTCAGGGAAGGAAAAAGGCCCGATCCGGTAGCGATCCGGTGGGCGTGGAAAGGCCCGCCGAAGCGGGCCTGTGGCAACTCTTACGAGTAGCTGATCGTCCGGCCAATGAAGGTGAACGCGGCGGTCACCGAGTTCGCCTGGCCCTTGTTGAGCTGCGGCACTTCCGACACGCTCATGTAGCCGTAGCCGTAGGAGGTCGAGCCACCCGACAGCAGGAGTTTGAAGGCGACCTTCGTGAGCGAGCGCGAGATGTCGACCATCGTCTGGAAGTTGGCGTTCGACGGGTCGTGACCGAGGGTCAGGGTCGTCGAGGAGGCATTGAAGCCAACGGGGACGTTGATGTCGTTGCGGCGCGCGAGCGGGCTGATGGTCGTCATCTTCGGATCACCGCCAGTCGACGAAATGGTCAGCACTTGCGGGATGGAAACCCAGTTGCTGATCAGCTGAGCCGAGCCGGTGCCCGAGCCAGGCGTGTAGAAGCTGGTGTTCGTGGTGTTCAGGCCCGACACGCCGAAGGTCGTTGCGTCGATCGCCGTCGTCTTGAAGACGGTGTCGGTCGCGTCTTCCCAGCCGGAGGTCAGCAGGATCTCGCTCGAGGCCGCGTAGCCGTGAGCAGCCGCCGTCGCAACTGCCGGGTTGGCATTGGTCAGCGCCGTGATGGTCTTCGCCGAGGCGAAGGTCTGGGAAAAGAGGATCTGTGCACCCTCGGGGAACGCATAGGCCATGATGGACTACCTTTCTGGACAAGAAAAAGGCCGCTTTCGGCGGCCGGGGTTGACGTGCCCGAGAGGGCGGGGAACGAAAAAACCCGCCGCGATTGCTCGGGGCGGGTTGGACGTGGCTCAGTGGCTGGTCAGTACCAGTACCGGAATTCCTGCTGCGATCCGTAGACCAACATGTCGTGGTCGTAGTCGTTGAACTTGGCGGACTGCGGGCGCGCGCTGAGCACGGTGCGCAGCGAGTCTTCGATCTGATCCATCAGCGCGACCGCTTCGGCGCGCGTGTTCGACCAGACGTTGATCTGCATGACGGCGTTTCGCTTGCCTGGCGCCGAGTTGTCCAGCGGGTCGAGCGTGTCGCCGCCGATCTGCTGAAACGTCACGTAGGGCCGCACGGTGCTGGTCGGCGCGATGTCGGGATAGGCGCGCGGGCAGATGACCTTCAGCGCGTTGAACAGGGTTGCTTCCATCGTCATGCGGCACCCCCGATGCGGCGCAGCAGTTCGGCTTCAGCCGCCGCGTAAGCCGCAGGAAACTTGTCGATCGCTCGCCGCACGAATGCTTTCGCCGGCACCTGGATCGGCGTCGGCAACGTCACCCAGTAGGCATCCTTCGCGGCCTGCGAGGCGTGGCGGCCTGGCTTCGGCTTTCCAGCCATCCCGGGGCGCACGCGCGGCCCGCGGAACTGGCCCTTGTCGTCGATCACCATCTCGTAGCGCTGCAGGTAGCCGTTCTCGACGAGCCATGCATGCGGCGCCTTGCTCGCGTTCCAGCTGACGTGATAGGTTGCGAGCCCCGGCTTGCTGTTCTCCGGGCTGAACTTCTGATAGATGCTCCGGTCCAGCCGCCCGGTCTTCTTGCCGAGGGCCTGGACGTTCCGCTTGACGTCGTCGTAGAGAACCTGCGCCGCGGCTTGGGCGGCGGGCCGCACGGCCTCGTTCAAGTTCCCTTCCATGCGGTCGAAGACGGCATCAAGGCCCGACGTGTCGAGCTTCATGACGAAGCTGTTGCGACCGCTTGCCATTACGCGACCACCTCGCACACGATGTTGATCCGGTCGCGGTGCTGCATATCGGGAAGGACGCCTTCGATCCGGTAGACCACGCCCTGCGCATCGACTATGCGCATGGTCGGCAGCACGCCGGCCCGCTTGCGGATCTGGATGCTCACCCTCGAGGTGCTTGCGACCGCGCCCGCGCGAATCGCTTCGGCGCCCGACAGGTAGCGGATGTTCGCCCACAGCGCGGCCACCTCGGGCCATGACGGGATCGGCTGCCCCTCGTCGTCTTGCACCTCGCTGGGCTGCTGAAGCGAAACCTTGTAGCGGAGGCTGCCGGCGCGCATCAGCAGCTCCAGACCTTCGCGGTTCCGAGCAGATGCTTGGCGCCGATCGGCAACTCCGCAAGGTCGAGGTCGGTCGTCGCTTCACGGTTCTCGTAGAAGTGCGCCACGGTCAGGAACAGCGCGGTCTTGACGGCCGGGTCCAACTCGCCGGCCACGTAACGCACCTTGACGGCGTTCGCGATCTCGCGCGTCGCAGGCCATTCGGCGCCGTAGGCAAGGACCACCCTATCGATCAGCCCGTAATCGTCCAGGGTGTAGAGCGCCGACGACAGCGTCTGCTCTACGCCGGCCTCGTCGATGTACTTGATCGTTGTGATTCCGGTGACCGGGCCTTGCGGCAGTTCGATCGCGCCATCGGGAAAGCAGTCAAGCGCCAGTTCCAGCGTCTGCGAGCCGATCGACCGCTGGGTGTCGTGCTCGGCCAGCTTGACCGCGGCGGCCAGCCAGCCGACGAACAGGGCGTCTTCGGTCGTGTCTGCCGGGTCGGCCCGCGATTGCAGGCGCAGGTCCGCCGTAGGGATCTGCTGTGTCGCCGGGGTGATGACCTTGACGCCCATGGCTTACGCTTTCGCAGCCTTGATCGCGGCCGGGTTCAGGTCGAGCGCGCCGTGCGCGGCGCCGACTTCAGCGTCAGCCGCGGGCAGCTCGACGACGGCGCCGGCAGCGCCGAAGCTGCAGTCGCGCAGCACGAATGCCTCGACGACGGCCGGGGCGTCTTGTTTCTTGGTTGCCATGTGTTCTCCGTTGAAACGTCAATGAAAAAGCCGCCCGGCGGTTGAGGCTGGGCGGCTTTCGCGTGAAACGCTTAGGTGGCCGAGTTGACGTAGACCTTGACCGCGCCGGTATCCAGCAGGTTGCCGCCGGTCCGCGTCCAGCCGCAGAAGCCGACCTGGCCGTTCAGGGCGAAGGCCGAGTCGTCGAAGCGGCGCAGCTGCACCGAACCGGCCACGTCGCGGATGACGTACTTCGAGAAGTCGCCGAAGGCGATCGACTTCGCGCTAGCGGCCATCACGGCAACGTCGTCGTTGGACACGACTTCATGGCCGAGCAGCGTGTCCGGGTTGCCGGCCTGAACGGCGGGCTCCCAGATCGGGCGGCCTTGGGTGTCCTTCAGCTTGCGGACGATGGCGACCGACAGGTCGTTCATCATGAAGCGGGCGTTCTTGCGATACGCGCGGTTCACCGAGTGCTTCAGGTCGACCAGGTCGTCGTAGATCACCGTCAGGGTCTGGCCGGTGGTGCCGGTCTTGCCGGTGGAGGCGCGCGGGATCACGCCGAACGGCTGGCCGGTGCCGGTGCCGATCGTGTAGTGCGTGTTCGTGATGCGGCCCAGTCGGGTGCCGAGACGGCCGACCACGAACGCGATGATGTCGATCGCGCTGTCGGAGACCAGCTGCCACGGCAGCGCGATCTTCTTCGAGCTGTACATGTACGGGTTCACGGCAGCCGTGCCGAAGGTGATGTCGCCACCGGTTGCCGGGCCGTTTTCCGCCACGATTTCACCGACTTCCGCGGTGCCGTCGCTCGTCGGGAAGCCCAGAGCGTTGCCGCCGTCCGTGGTCAGGATCTCGGCCACTTCGCGCATGCCACCGAAGGCCTTGAGCGAGTCGACGACCATGCTGGCGACCAGCGTCGGGACGGTAAAGCCGCCTTCGGTCGTGGTCGTGGTCGACATGGCGTTGCGGATTGCCATGGCCTGCTCGGGCGTGACGTTGTTGCCGTTGCGCAGGTACAGCGCGACAGCCGTCAGGGCGTCGATCGACTCGTCGGGACGCTTGGCGCCTTCCTTGGCGACGTTCTCGAAGAACTTGTCGGCGTCCAGGTCGCGCATGCGCTCCTCGGCCTTGATCTGGCCCTGTGCGCGCTCGATCTCGTCGGCCAGGTTGTCGAACTTGGCTTGTTCGTCTTTGGTCCAGGTCTGGTCGCCCTTTTCGGCAAGCAGGTTCTTGGCTTGGGCGGCGAGGTTCGCAATCTTCTCGCGCAGAGCTTGGATGTTGGTCATATAGACCCTTTCAGAAAGAAAAGCAGGGGCGACCGGCCCCCTTCGGTTTGTCGTGCGCGAGAGCGCTAAACAATCAGTGCGAGGCGCAGGCCGTTCGCGTTGGCCGCGCCCATGAAAAAACCCGCCGGAGCGGGTTTCTGTTCGGGTTCTGTGGGCGCCGGATCGGGCGGCGCCTCCTTGAAATTGCTCGGCGCGTTCGTGAAAGCGGCGAGGTTCCAGGTGTTCTTCGCCTTGCTGTCGGCGTTGGTGACGCTGTCGACGAAGCCCTCGGCCTTCGCTTCGGCGGCGGTGAACCACGTTTCGGCGTCCATCCAGGCGCGGACCTGTTCCTCGTCCTTGCCGGTCTTGGTGGTGTAGTCGTTGACGATCGAGCCTTCGACGCGCTCGAGCAGGTCGGCGGTCTCGCGCATGGCGTTCTTGTCGCCCCAGACCATGCCGCTGGCGTTGTGGATCATGAAGAACGCGCCGTCCGCCATCCGAACCTCGTTGCAGGCGAGCGCGATGCTGGTCGCGGCGCTGGCGCAGAGGCTGTCGATGTGGGCGATCGTCTTGCCCTGGAAGCGGCCGAGGGCGGCCATGATGGCGCGGCCTTCGAACACATCGCCGCCGGGGCTGTTGATGTAGACGTTCAGGGTCTTGGCGTCGCCGGCCTGGGCCAGCGCGTCGATCACACCGAGAGCGCTGACGCCCCAGTACGAATCGATCACGTCGTAGATGTAGAGCGATGCTTCGCCGCCATCGTTGCGGACGAGGTTGACGGGCCGCTTTTCACGGCCGGCGTTGTCACGCAGCAGCTGGAGGATTTTCATTGGTGCCTTTCGAGGGCTCTGGATAGAACAGCTTGTCGCCGCCTTTGATGGGGGGAAGGCCCTTGCTCTTGCGGACTTCGTCAACGGTCATCCAGCCAGGGCCGGAGCCTGGGCCGCCGAGCGCGGCCTTGTTGTATTCAGCCTGCGCCTTCGAATCGCCTTCGATCAGGTCGCCGAGGTCGAACCGGACGAACTTGCCGGTGTCGCGCGGGAACAGCTTGCGGTTCAACTCCTGCTCGAGCCGCTTGAGGTGCAGCCGCAGGGTGTGCATCACGAAGTCGCGGGCCTGCTGCTCGTAGCCGGCGCCGACCGCCGAGCTGCCCGACGTCTCGCCGATCATGTGCGGCGGGACGCCGAAGGCGCGAGCGATGTCGACGACCTGATACTTCCGGGCCTCCAGCAGTTGCGCGTCCTTCGCGTTGATGCTGATTTCCTTGGCCTCAGTCCCTTCCGTGAGGACGAGCGGGAGGCGATGGGCGTTCTCAACGCCCGCATACTTCCGCGTGAACGCGGCCTGCAGCAGGTCGATCTGATCCTGCTTCATGACACCCTTGTTCGACAGGACGATCGAAGGGTGCGCGCCGTTCGCGAAGAACTTGCCGCTGTAGTCGTCCATGGCCAGGGCGTTGCCGACCGCAGCGCGCGCGCCATAGGAAATCACGCTCTGCGACCGCACGCCGTCGAAGCCATCGCCCGGGAAGTGGAGGATGTCGGCCGGGGCCAGCCAGGTCTGAATGCCGTACTGAGGCAGGTTGATGTAGTAGCGGATCGAACCGTCTGCCTGCTGGATCGGCTGCACACAACTCCACGGTAGCGGCAGCAGCTCGCGGGTCGAGCCGTTCATGCGGCGCCGAATCCAGGTGAACCCATCGCCGCGCAGAAGTTGAGCGGAGACCGCACCATCCCAGTGGCTGGTAGCCGTGAACTGCGACGACGGCTGCTCGTTCAGCAGATACCAGAGTTCGTCGCGCGGCAGTTTCACCTCGCTGTCACCATCGATCTTCAGCACGTCCAGGCGAAGCGTCGAGATGGTCCCGGCAATCTTCTGCACGCACGCCTTGACGGCGGATACGCGCATCGCTGTCACCGAGTTCACCACCACGCCCGCCGGGCTGGTCGTGACGCCGAACGCTTCCATCACAGCATCGCTGTAGGTCACGTTCCCGATTTCCGGGCGCGGCTGTCCCCGCCACCCTTTCACTTTGGTGGCAAGGTCAGATAGGAAGGTCACAGTTCTACGAACCCTTGGGTTATTGCGCCGCCAACTGGGTTGAGCGACATGAGGGTGACGGCGTTGAAGGTGGCCATCAGCGGGTCAATCTTTCCGGTGCCCGAGGCCTGCTTCGTGATCACGACAGCGTTACCTCGCGGCTCAACTTTTGCATTCCCGACACACCAGGCCATCAAGGCTTGATTGCCGTGCACCATCACGCCTTCGGCCAGCTTCCGCTCGGCCGTCTTGATGGCGCCGGTCATCTTCCAACCCTGGCTGATGCCGATGACCTTCTCCTCGGGCACATCCGCTTCGACCATGGCATCCAAGATCCCGCCGAGCCCGGCCGGGTCACACCCGACCTTGTCCAGCAGGCCGGAGGCTTCGCACTGGGCGACGATCTCGGCCACTTCGAACACGTCGTCGCCGACTTCCTTCACCATGACCAGGTCCCCGGTCTTGGCGAAGTCGTGCAGCCGCGGCGCGATCTCCTTGCGGCGCTCGAGGACGGACGGATGGGCCCATGCCTTCGTCCACAGAAGCCACTTTCGGGTCTCTTTCTCGCGGCCGATCACCGCCAGCCCCAGCAAGTCATCTAGGCCGCCGCCGTCAATCCCGACGTCGACCACCTCGCAGCGCTCGAGCAGGTCGTCGAGCGTCAGGCCCTTCTCGGTGCCCTGCACCTCCCAGAAGTCGGCGCCGGCCCAGCGGTCGCTGCGCAGGTTCAAGCCGATCTCGACGTTCAGGTGCTTGGCCAGGAACTCTTTGAATTCCTGCTCGCCACCCTCGCGCGCCTGGCTGTGCAGCTGCGTGATCCGCTCGATGTCGACCGACGCACCCCAGTTCGGGTTCGTCACGAAGGCGTTTTCGAGGTCTTCGTAGGCCTTGCTCTGCAACATGGCGTCCGGGAACTCGTAGAGCAGCGGCAGAAACTTCCGGTCCTTGACCTTGCCGTCGCGCACCTTGCGCGCGTAGTCGAGCTTCGCCTTGAACACGCCGGCCGGCGGCTCGGCCGACTGCGTGGTGGCGTAGATTACGAAGCCTTCAGGCCGCGACGCCAAGCCGCCGGTCGCCTCGAGCAGCATGTTCGAGGCCTTGGCCTGCTTGCCGAACTCGTGCAACTCGTCCACGAAGACGAACGACGCCTTCTTGCCCGACACCGTGTCGCTATCTGCCGCAACCACCTTCAGGGTCGCGCCGGTCTCGTTGTGCGTGATCAGGCGGAAGTAGTCCTGCACCTTGAACAGCGCGCCCAGATCGTCGTCCGCCTTGATGAAGTCGCGGATCGGCTTGTAGCTGTTGTCCGCAATCTCCTTCGTCGGCGACAGGATCAGCAACTCGGCCGACTGGCGCCAGTTCATGATCAACGCCGTCAGCATGATGGCCGCGGCGATCGTGCTCTTGGCGTTCTTCTTCGACACCATCAGCATGAACTCGTTGATGTGGCGGCGGCCCGCCTCGGGGTCCTCGGCGCCGAACACCGCCATCACGAAGTCGCGCAGCCACGGCAGCGACGCATCGCCGAGCAGCGGCTGGCCGAGCACGTCGACCATCTGGAAGTTGCTGCAGATGCTCCAGGCATCCGCGGCGACCGCCGGATACAACGGCGGGCAGGCGATCAGCGACTCGCGCGCAACGATCCGCCGCTCCCAATCAGGGCAGGCGGTCGTCCAGTCCATCGCTTACTTCGCCGACGCGACCAGGCGCGGACCCTGCCGGACGCCGAACTTGCCGGCCGACGCGGCCTTCAGGCGGTCCGCTGCTTCGTCCTTCTTGCCGCCCTCACCCTTCTTCGGGTGGACGTACTGCGCCGCGGTCTTCGCAGCCTCGAGCCGAAGCTTGTCCTCGACGTCGTTGTCGTTCATCACCGACAGCAGGAATTCCAGAGGAGTCTGCTTGCCGCTGGTCGCGATCGTCTTCTTCTCGGCCTCAGTTTGGGGCTTCCGGCCAGCGCCGGGCCGGGCGCCACCGCTTCGACCCTTCACTCCTGCCATTTGATTCCTTTTGAATAGGGGGACTTTGTTGCGCGTGCG